GTTGCCATGAAACATCTGCAGGAGTTTCATCATCCATCATAGTTGCTAATAGCTGATAAACTATTCCATTGCTAGATATAGCTGGACTTGCCTCATCATCTATAAGAATAGATACCTGTATATTGTCATAACCATATGTATTTGGTTCGTTTACCAGATAAAATCTATTAAAATAATAACTGCCGTCTGCCGTGTCATGGAAGCTAGTAAGCTTATTAGTCGTATTATTGACAAGAAGTTCATTTCCTTCGTCGTCAAAGTTAAAAAGTTTCAAAGCCATGTATCCTCTATTTTATTGTTCGACCACTAGGTCTTTGGTAATTATGTCTTGAGTTAAAAGAGGGAGCTAATCGCTGTCCCATATTTCCTTTCTCATCTCTAGTAACAATCATATCTCTTTCCCAGGCTTTTCTATCAAGGTCACTGTAGTGTTCTGTTGTTTTTTGGTAAGGACCAGAACCATTTTTTCTGCTATCTATAGCAGAGTTCCTTTCATTTTGCAAGTGTCTAAGTAACTCACCACCTGTTAATTTTTTACCATAAGGATCTTGGCTTTGCTCATTTAGCATTGAATGCCCAAGTGTTTCAGTTATTCCAAAGCTAGAAACTGTTCCTCTAGACATAGCTAATGGACCTTCTTCTATTGTAAAAGCTACAAGGCTAAGCATAAAAGCATCCAACGCGTGATCTCCAATGCTTGTATTGTCTTGGCCAAATACAGGAGTTCCATTTGCCTGGCGAGACTTAATAATGTAGTTTAGTAATTGTTTTCTGAGCAGATCATCCTCAAACGAAAACCTAACAATCTTATCCTCAAAGCGTCTCACTGCATTCTCAACAAGAAATGGCTTAGCAGGATGCTCAATAATTCTGCCACTCGCAGGCTCTCTTATAGAAACCTTACTACCAAAGTCATATGCTTTAATTTTCCTTTGAACATTAAATTCATAGGTGCCTGCCTTCTGCTGGGAAGACCACATCTTGAGTGTTTCCCATTGCGTGGCACCATGTCCTTTGTCAACATAGACATGTTGAGGTTGCCAAAAACTAAGTAGTTCTGTTATCTTTTGAAGACCCTGCAACTGAGTAAAGTTTTGCTTTGGTACGTTTACAATTTCCATAACTTGTAATCCAACCTGAGGATGAAATCCGGTAATACATATCCATGTACCAAAGCTAGTATTCCAGTCAACTCCTAGGCTATACCTAAATCCGGCAAGATCACCTTTAATCTTGGCTTCTTTCATTTGACTATACGTATAACCATCCATTGCGCTGGCCACTAATGGTGCAGCAAATACTCCATCAGCATTACTGATAAACATAGCCATAACTTCTTGCAACCAGCCATCACTGGTATACTCTCGGCGCATCTCATTCCGAAGACTCTTCCAAGAGATCTTAGCCTGAGCAAAAGGAGTCTCATCAATAACGGCAGTGGGAAAATAAAACTCTTTCCAATCTGCGGCTTCTTGGCACCATTCGTAAAACTTGCTACGAAGACCACTAGGAGTAGACGCAGCTCTTATTAGACAATCGCTATGGGACTGCGCAATAGGCAAGATTGTTGTGAAATCCTTTTCAGTCATATAGTCGACCTCATCAAGGATAATAACGTGAGCATCCTGACCACGAACCGCACTTGCACCATTACTACCAGTAGTGAATCCAGAGATGATTGCTCCATTATCTAATCTAAGTTGATGATAAGGAGATTGTTTGTATCTAAATTCTTTCTTAAGACTTGGATTACTATTCAGTAGTTCAAGTATTCTATTAAAGATAGCAGTGACCTGAGAGTCAAAAGGGCAGCAGATAAGAATTTTAATTCCAGTAACTTTTTCTTTTATATCTTCATCATAGTATTCTCTAATTCTTGTAAAAGCATGGAAAAGAATTTCCACAGCAAGTGCATCAGATTTACCAGACCTTCGACCAAATCTATACACTTTCTTTTTGCTTTGACATCTAAGAGCTATCTCTTGGTGGGCTCTTGGTTTCCACCCAAACATTTTACTAGCAAAAGTAACTGGATCGGTATTGATTATTAGCGCGTCTTTCTCTTCAGCAGAGAGTTCACTCGCAAAGTCAGAATACTGCTCTAGGTAATCCTCTGGTATCAAAGGACAACTAACTTGAAAAGCATGTGTCGGAAAAGCTTTTGAGTCAGCTTTTATTTTCCTTTTACTTTCAATAGGATGGGCAGGGTAATCTTTCTTATATTTCTCAATATGGGAAACCTGACAAGTCTGGCAACCAACAATGCACTTCGCACCAGATTTTGTTTTAGTGCGAAGTCCATAGCTATTTATATACTCTGTTAAAAATGAAGGACTTAATGCTGACCAATAATCAACATATTCAACATCAGTACTTTCAGTTTCAACTTTTTTATAAAGACTTTCCAAGGTCAGGATTTGATTTTTCATATTTTCTTTTTAATATGCCAGCATAGGCTGTTGGCTTCCTAATTGTGTTGAGTTAGCATATCTTGCACTAGGCGAAGTCATCATATAACTTTCGTTACCTAGAGACTTCATTGCATTAAATCTAGAATTCTCCATAGACATTAAAGCTCTACCTCTCATTGTTGAGGCAACCTGACTGTCCATACCTGGGGTGCTTCCTGTGTTCCATGAAAGACCACCAGATCTTCCCATCTTTAGATAGTTGTTGCCTCTTGTTCTTACGTCAAAAATTCCATGACCTATTTTATAAGATGCCATCATTAAAGATGCTCCACCTAACATTAATAGTGGATGAGAGAGAGCCGCGCCTATCATTTGGCCATGGACAGCATTGGTTACAAGGCCCTTGGCTCCGCCTTTCATAGCTCCACCAAGGCCTCCTTCTCTGTATCCTTCCCTTGCACCCATAGCAACACCTAAAAGATTAAAAGCAACAGGCATAGCACTACCAAAGCCGCCTAGTTTTGTCATCATCTTATTTGCGGCACTACCTCTACCGCCAAGGGCTTTATAAAAACCAGCTCTGACTTTGTTCGTGGCTCCGCATCGTGCAGCGCTTCCCTCTATTTCATCTGCCCATGCTTCTGCGGCTTCTTCAGCTGTTGCAAATGTAGCCCATTTAGCTTCTTTTTCTGCAGCATTGAAAACAGGAGCAGCATACTGGGCGCTAGCCCAGCTTACTCTTTTTCCTCCAGTGCGAATAGCTTTGCCAAACAAAGTATCCATATGTCCGCCACCAACAGCTTGCCGGCGATTAAGACCATAGTCATTAATAACAGAGCTTAATGTGCCAGCCATACCTCTTGTAGTTAAATCAAGTTGGCGGTCAACAACATCTACGTTGAATCGTAGACCACCTGCTACTTTACCATTTCCAGTTCTCATACCATTAGCTCCTGTTCTGGCGGCTTCAGCGCCTGTAGTTATTTTAGCACCTTTACTTGCAGTAGCTCCTGCTTTAGATGCAGTGGCTCCTGCATCATCTACTACTTCTTCTGTAGCCTCTGCCCCTACAGACGCAGCTCTTGCTGACGTCGTATCTTCTGGTGCTGGTGCACTGGGCCGATTACGGACCTCCTCTTCATAGTCGCGGTCAACCTGACGGACCCTAAGAGCGTCCTCGGCGGTCTGTCTACTTTCACGATACCACTCATCGCCCTTCGCATGATGAGTCCTGGTAGCTTCATCTTCTTTGCTATAAAGTTCACTCCAGTCATCATCTGTATAAAGCAAGGGATGCTTTTGTCCTCTAGCCTCATAGTCATCTATTTCACTTAAATACCCTTGAGTCATCATCTTCGCTTGTTGGTTTTCTGTTGCAGTCTCCCAGTCAGGATGATTGCGAGTCCGACTCTCATAATTTGTATTATTTTGCTCATACTCTTCTTGCGTGATTCTTCTAATAGCTAAAGGCTGCTTCTCTGCGCTAACAGGCGCACCAGTTGCTGCATCATCTGCCGCAGAACTAGACCCCTGCCTGGCTCTCGCTTTGGCCTCTTCTGAAGTTATATCAGGGCGCGAGTGATCAACAGCTTTAGTGATAATTCTGCCAGTCCCATCTTCTCTTAAATTCCCCTCTGGATCTAAATAAGTACTAGTTTTAGGCGAGTTTCCTGGGCCTTCTGCTGAAGCAGCAGCGGCCTGAGGCTGAGCCTCAGGTGCATTCTCAGCCGCAGATTCCACAGCAGATTCTATAGCAGAAGGAGCAGGAGCAGCACTAGCTTGAGCAGCGGCAGCAGCTCGTTTTTGTTGAGCTTCTAATGCTTTTTTCTGAGCTCTGTTTAGAGTCTTTCCTGGAGCAGCCGCAGGCTGAGA